CACCAATGAGTTTTTCCGCTTTTGCTGAAGGACTTAATAATGTCGATATCTCCCCCCAATTCGTTAAAATCGCAACGCAAAACGCTGATCTGTCGAAGCCGACAGTTGAGGCAACCAGGTCCATGGGTGACCTGTCAGAAATGATGAGTAGATTTCAGTGGCAAGGCATAGGAGAACTCGACGCATCGCTGGCGACAGTGGTGCTGATGGTCTTCTTCTTGGTACCGACTGGAATGCTACTTTGCGCGTCCTACAAGCGCGGATACGGCCGGCAAATCGCCGTATTGTTCACGGCTCTCTTTGGGTCATTACTATTCTCAGCAATGGGTTTAGGAATGATGGTTGCAGAGCGCCTGTCACCGGGGAATAGCCCCGGGACCACCTACGCTGTGGGAGACACGCTATCATTGTCTCTGAGAAGCGTCTTAGCCTACTGGATGTTAACGTCTGCACGGTGGACTAAGACGCGCCTGCTAACGTCATTGTTTCTGCTTTTTGTAGTGGCAGGAACGTATACGTTAGGGAACGCTATAGGGACCCACGCTATGGGTCTAACTTTCACCAGCTTCGCTGGAACAGTAATCGCGCCATTCACTATCCCACTTTTATTTTCACGAACTGCGACGCCAGCAACCTTGCTGACGGCATTTTTGGCCACATTTAATGGCCAGTTCGACAGGTTTAGTAGGTTGCTGTTTCCATTGATCCGTCTATCACCGCAAACTATAATGTATAATATTTTACAATTGACCTTAACCGCGTGGCACTTAGTAAGCACCGCTGTGTTCAACATTGAGGAATTTTATCGCGTGTGCGAACTGGCCTTTGAGGACTGGTTCGGCCTGTACTACAGCGCTCTAACTGAAGCGTTGGTCGGAGTGAAGTACCTGTGGAAACACGGCGCTACCGCTTCGGTTCGCGAGTTACTGCTTGCGCAATGTCGCAAGCCGCAAACATACCTCTACTACTGGACACACTATGCGACACCTGAGTGCGAATCCATACAAAAGTATTATGGAGTAGAACCAGAGATTTCTGAAATGGACCTAAATATAGCCATAAGTCTAGCGATAATCGTACTAGCCATAAGTCTATTGCGCCTGTTCAGAGACACGGGTTCACGACCCATAATGCATGCGTCAAATGTAATTATGTCATATTTCCGCACATTACCAATACTAGACCACAACCACATTCGCAATTTGTTCAATTCGACACCAATTAAACAGGTGAGAACAACCGCCGGTCACCCGCACCCTTATTGTGCGGCTGAGCGAAAAACTGCCTCGACTTTCTTAAAATCAATAGCCAACCAACTTGGCCTACGGCCATACTCTGTCCAGATGTCAGCATCTGACCAGAGGAAAGGGATGGCAGGGAGTCGGACAGCAGTTTGGACTAAGGATTTGATAGCCGATGAGCGGCCATTCGAACCCAAATCCGGCGATGCTCTACTGCTAATTGATGTTGACATGTACTTGGACATGCCAAAATTTTTGGCAACTCATTTTATGCCTACGTTAATTTACACCTTCTTGCCCACCCACGTCGCCAGAAATGGCGATGTGGATCCTGGGTCACCACCCCGAAGGATCCCTGAGGGACAGAAAGATGATGATCCGAAGTCACGGATCGAGAAGGAGTATACGTTTACATTTAATGCAGCAAATGAAGTGGTCTACCATGTAGCGGGAGGAGGCCAGTACCAACACAAGGTATGGAACTATAGTTATGATAACATTGCGGTATATACAACCTGCTTAGGAATTACCACCTCTTTCGCCGTCTTCCAAGTTGACAGACGGAGATTAAGCAGTGATCGCGAAGTAATAGCACTCATGCCCGTCGTCAAACACGGAATTTTAACTGCCTGGTTTCACAGATATTTCTTTGGATACCAAGTTCTCAAACGCTTGGAGGTCGTGACCTATGTCGTCTCGACGAGAGTAAGTAGAGTAATGCGAGCAATGGGCCTGACCTTTTGCTTAGAAGCCTACACCCGACTGCACGTGCAACATGATAAGTTGTACGCGTGTACGGGCAGGCCAGACTCATACGCAGCTTCCAAAGTAACGGCAGACATTGACGACGCAATACGGGATACTGAGCAAATATCAGCATCAACGCTATCGGCATCATCGGTAAAACCATATAATGATGGGAACATCGTCACATCACCAGTGTTGTGCGCCTTTCACCGGAGCATGGCACCATTCAAACCACCCATTGTACAGCCTGCAAAGGACTCAATGAACGTATATCAATTCTTTCCCAAATCATTTAACCCCGAAGCAAAACCAATAGTCAAGCCATTCATGACACCAGTGATGGCCGAAGCGTTCGTACCAACGGACGCCGTCGAGAATGACATTGATGGGGTCATAGAGAGAATTGAAAAGGTTCGTCCACCACTTCTGCCACAAACTGATAAATTTCTAAGCATGGTGGAAGAGTTCGCAACTCATTTAATCCCAGAACCACATCAACTGCACCCAGTTGACCAGGATTATGTGTATGAGATGCAATGTAGGCCAACCCAGAGGCGCCTGCTGGACGAAAGGGTCATTGACCCCGTATGCCAGCGGATCATTCAGTCCTTTGTCAAGAAGGAAACTTATGGTGGCTTAAAACCGACTCGATTGATTTCAACTATCAACGCCTCGGACAAATGTGACTATTCGATGTTCATATACCGATTTGCTTCCGAAGTTATGAAGAAGCAACCGTGGTACGCCTTTGGCAAATCCCCCGCCGAAGTGGCCCAAAGGGTAGCTGATTTATGCACACATGCCAAAACGCATGTAGTACCCACCGACCTGTCAAAATTTGACGGACATTGTTCTAACTTGGTACGCGTCTTAGAGCGGACTGTCTTGTTGAGAGCTTTCTCACAGGAGCATTCGAACCAACTGATCGACCTACATGAGTCACAGTTTGGCCTAACGTGTTTTCTGAGGAGCGGGGTCAGTTATGATCAAGCATTCGCGCGAGCTTCTGGGTCACCAGAAACTGCAGCGTTCAACAGTGTCGTCAACGCCTTTATCGCCTACATGGCGTTACGTGAGAGCGGACTGACAAGGGACGAAGCCTGGCAGGCTTTAGGAGTGTATGGCGGAGACGACGGTCTCACGCCTGATGTAGCCGCTGGATGCTACATCAAAGCAGCAGACATAATCGGACAAAAGTTGACAATTAGTGAGATACCCCGCGACGGCGAAGGAGTATCATTTTTGGCTAGAATGTATTCCCCAGTGGTGTGGCACGGGTCCACGAACAGCACGTGCGATTTACCGCGCCAGCTGTCTAAATTCCACTTGACTGCACAAGTACCAACCCTCGCAGACGAAAAATTCAATGCCGAAAAACTGAAACAGAAAGTAATAGCTTTCTCGTTCACTGATGCCAACACACCCGTTATTCGAGATATAATACAGACCTATTTGAGGTTCGACCCAATACAGTGTGTCGATTTCTTCAACTGCACCGAGGATGAAGCGCGGATCAGACCGTGGCAATCCTTATTTGCCCTAGACACTCAGTATCCTAATGAAAACGATGCTGATTGGATGGAACATTACCTAGACACAGCTGTGGAGGGGCATCGCTACGACGACTGGAAACAGGCGTTGGCAGCGATGACTTCCATAGATGACATCTTAACGAAGATGCCATTGCTGCGCACTCCGCCCGAGCTGGTATGCAATAAACCAGTGATAGTCAATGGTGAAGTGTTAGCGCCCGTCCAAGGAGCCATTCAGGATCTAGGCGAAGATGTGCCAGATATGGAAAAGGCCGAAGGGCATGGTTCCAAGAAGAAACATAGCGACATAAAACCTGATGTCAAGGCCCTAGCTCCCTGCCGAGACTTCAATAATGGTCAGTGTCAACGGAAAAAGTGTATCTTCCGACACGTATTATATAAAGAATTGAGTTGCACCAAAAGAGTGCCACATGACATCAAAGACTGCCCGTACTCACATGTGAGTACACCCCGTAGTTCTTCTGAATCGGACAAGGACCCTAAGATGAGTGAGAAACCATGCAGGGACTTTGCAGCAGGAAAATGCACCCGCGGAGATAGATGCAAATGGGTGCATCCGGTGAGTGAAACCGCCCCAAAGCCTGAGCCACAATGTCCGAAAGCCGCAGCACGCGGCCCGTCAGAACCGAGCAAGAATAAGTGTTTCGCTTTTGAGAAACACGGAAAATGCCCGAGGAAGAACTGCAGATACCTCCACCAGAAGGAGTTATAAATGGGCCCGGAACGGGGTGGCCAAGAACCGATAATCATCCACCCCATGTCATCAACAACTCAAGTCGAAACGAATAACATCGCTCGTAATGAAGCTAAATTCGATAACACCGCTAATAAGCTAAGGCTAACAGAAGCTGGGTCAACTTACTTAAAACTAG